AGGTTGGTGATCTGCGACACCGGCAGCGCGGGGATGCGCGCGGTGTCGAACGTGCCCGACGTGATGTCGGCCGCGGCGTGCGTGTGCGAGCTGGGCGGGAACGTGGCCGGGCGATCGGTCACTTCCAGCCAGCTCGGCCAACGCGTGGCCGACGCGGGCGGATTGAGGATATCCGACCACTGATGCGCGTGGGCGGTGGGAGTGAACATCGCAGGCTTGCCGGTGAGGTTCGCCCAGTCGCGATACCAGCTGCCCTCCTGGCCATCGAGCTTGTCCGCGTCCAGGCCTTTGCCGTGGCCTTCGTCGCGCAGCGCAGCGGCGCCCAGCCCGATCGCGGCGCGAATGGCCGCTGCGGTCGCCAAGGCCAGCAAGCCCTTCACGAAGCCGCTGGGCGCGCCCTCGCCTAAGCGGCCGTCCAGCGTCGCTTTCATGCCAGCCGGCGTCACGGCGCGCGAGGGGTCGGCGCCGGCGATCGCCTCGGCGGTGTCGGCCAGTTCGACGACACCGGCCACGGTCGTGGTGGCCGGCGGATTCAGCCACTCGGCGCTGCCGAAGGTGATGTTGGTGGCGTTGATCTGGGTGAAGCGCACGTCCGACTGCAGGAGCAGCATCGCCGCGGATGCCTTCTGCATGATGTAGTCCGGCGTCTCGCCGGCGTGGCTGTAGACGGCGAACAGCGTGCCGTCGCCCAGGTACAGCCCGAAGCCGCGCAGCGTGTAGCTGTCGGTGCTGTCATCGCGGATGGTGATGTGGATCGTGTCGTTCGCCACCGCGGCGCCGCCGAACGTGGTCAGGCGCTTCAGCTCGCCCGGCAGCGTCGTAGCGCCTGATGCGCTGAATACCTGGTCGGTGAGGCCGACGTGCGAGATCAGCACCGGCGCCGTGCCGGTGTTCTCGGCGTTGATGATCGCGGCGATGCCCGCCGCGGTGACGTGTAGCTGCAGTGCGCTCATGGAGTTTCCTGTGGTTCGACGGCCTGCAGCTGCAGGCGGCGGCAGACGGCAACACGGCCGCCGGCGACGACGCCGACGCCGGCGGCGGCCTGCAGGCCTTGGGTGAACGTGAAGTGCGATCGGACGGGCTTCGTGCGCGAGACTTCTCCGATCACGTCGTCGACGAACTGAGCCGTGGCGGTTTCGCCGCCTTCGCCCGCGAGCGTGAGCAGCATTTCGAACGTGTGCGGTTCGCCGGGTGGATCCAGCTGCCACCATTCGCGCAGCTGCACGGAGCCGCCAAACGCCGCCACGACGGCGCGCACGCTCGCCGCGGTGCCTTTGCTGCGCTGGATCGCGATCGCGGCGCGCAGGCGCGCTCGTTTGATGTGCTCGGGCCAGTACGGTTTCCAGGCGTCGATCGACAACGCCCAGGCCAGCCACGGCAGCAGATCCGCCGGGCAGGTGTCGGGGTTCCACAGGTCACGCAGCGGCGTGGGCACGTCGCCTAGGCGTGCGGTCGCGCCTTCGAACGCGCGTTCCAGCGGCGAAGCGTTCGGCGGCAGCAGGCTACTCATCGACGCCGCCGGCGATGATGCTGACGCCAGTGCACCAGGAGGCCTGCGTGCGATCGATCACCAGGCCTTCGGCCGGCGAAGCGATCTCCACGCGCTGCACGCCTTCGGAGTGCAGCACCGAATAGATGCCCGACAGCGGCACGTCGCGGCCGAGGCGGTGCGAGTCGGTGATGTAGCGCTCCAGGCGCTTCTTGGACTCGGCGAGCACGAGCGCGGCATCCGGGCCCGCGTACGTGTAGACCGTCGCCTCGACGGCGTACGGCACGATCGTCGCGCCGCGCACCGTTACGTGGTCGGTCAGCGGGCGCACGGCATCCTCGGCGAGCTTCGCGGCCACCGCGTCGACCAGCGTTTGGCTGGGCGTGCCGTCGCCGGCGCGGGCGAGCACGGTCACCACGACTTCGCCGGGCGATGGGCTCGTCGCGGACGCATCGAGCACGCCGGCGTCGGCGCTGAGCGCATGGAACACGTACGCACCCTCGGGCCCCGCGACGCTGAAGCCTTCGGGCGCGAGCTGGATCCGGCGACGGAATTCCGCGTCGCTTTCCATCGTGGGCGGGATGCTCTGCTCGGGCACGCCGGGCGCGAGCTGCAGGCGCGCAACGCCGAGCAGCGCGCCGAGCTGGTCGAGGTCGGAACCGACCGCGTACGCGAGCATCACCGCGCGTGCCGCTTCGTTGCAGCGCTGGCGCAGGTTCATTTCGCGGTAGGCGGCGACCTGCAGGCCTTTGAACAGCGGATCCGATTCAGTGAGCGCGTCGATCTCGGGCGCGAGGTCGCGCAGCTTCGCGACCATCTGGGCATAGATGACCTCGAAGTCGAGGTGTTCGACGACGGCAGGCGCGGGCAACCGCGATAGGTCAACAGCGGTGAAGGACATGGCGAGCTCGAGCGTCTGGTGACGTCAAGTTCACCTTGCTTACCGACCCGATCAATCGGCCTGCTCTGTAGAGTTCACCCTTACACGGCGGTAGCGGCTTTCACCGTTGTACGCGTGATCGCTTCGTGTTCGTCGGCGTGTTCATTGCCTTGCAGCCTTGTACCGGCGAGACTCCAAACGAACCGGGGAGCAAGCATGAATATCCTGCTGGTAGAAGACAATCCGGACGTCGCCATGATCGTGCGTGCGGTCCTCGAGATGGAGCAGTATCGAGTCATGCACGCTAGTAGCGTGGACGAGGCATTCGCTGCGCTGGAGACCGAAGCGAAGACCGACGCGGCTGTGCTTGATATCAATGTCGGGGATCAAAACGTATTCCCCGTTGCAGATCACCTAGACGCTGAGGGCATTCCGTATTTCTTCGCCAGCGCGACGGGCCGCGAGAAGATCCCGACGAGGTTCGTTGCGCGGCACCTTTTGCGGAAGCCTTATACGTACGACGCCATCGTGCTGGCTCTTCGCCGGCTGACACAGCCGCTTCGGTAGCGGTACGGCCTCCACCGGGGAAGCGTGGCGAGGGCCGTTGAGTACGCGAATGGAGCAATGACGCGGTCCACACGTGGTGCGGGCTAGGTTGTGCTGGCCAACGGAGGTGCACCGTGAACACCTGTCGATTGACCCGGGTACAACGCTACTACCTGGAGGCAGTAGATCGTCACGCGTGGGTCTTCTTTACACCACGCCAGTGGCCCGACGCAGAAGAACGCCTCGCCTGGTGCTGGAACACCAGCGGGTTGGCCGGTGGACTCGACTGGTCGGAGGTGCGCCACCACCTCAAGTTGCGTCCGATCACCGCGCTAGATGCTCAATCAGGCAATCGAGGATCGTCTGCCGCTCTGCATCGGTGAAGCCCAGCAGCTCACGACGCTCATAACGTACCGTGGGCCCGCCGGCCGTGACGCGATCGCTGAGGCCTTCCTGGTGCACGCGTGCGATGCGCGCGACGCGGCCAAGGAAGCCTACCGCAACAGCGTGCTCGCTGGCTTCCACCTTGAAGTGCTTGGCCTTGGTGAGCCCTTGGAACATGCGATCGGCGCGGCGCTTGATCTGTCCGGCTTGCGCGCGCTTGCGCGGCGCGTAGGCGCTGCCGTCCGGGTTGCGCTGTTCGCGGATCCTCTGCACTTGGCTGCGACGCAGCGCGGTGCCGACCGTGCGCGCAAGGCGACGGCGCGCGGCCGGTTGCAGCTTCGCGAGCAGCGGCCCGGCCCATCCCTCCAACTGCTGCAGATCTTCCACGCGTCAGCCTTCCGCCGAATCCCAGCCGCCGATCCAGTCGCCCTGCAGGTACACGTCCCAGCGGCCCGCGGGGAACGGCGCTTCCAGCTCGGGCTCCGGGTAGTGCTCCACGTCGTAGCCGCCGCCGTCGCGCGCATGCACGCCGACGCTTTCCGTCAGCGGCACCTTGATTTCCAGATCGACCTTGTCGTTGGCCAGCAGCTCGGCGTCGAACGCGATGCCGGCGCGGCGTTCCGGGTTGGCGAGCAATTCGGGCTGCTGACGCGCGATCCATGCCAGTAGCGGCACCATCACCGCATCGGGGTGGCCGGCGAAGTCGGTCACGATGAGGCTTAGCGTGTAGCGGTATTCGAACGACAGCGGCTTCGCGAACGTCGCGGCGAGCGTGCCGTCGTTGATGCACACCAGCAGCCGATCGGGATCGCGCGCCAGCTCTGGCAGCGCCGCGGTCAGATGTTCGCGCAGGCTTTGCGGCTTGATCATGGCTTCCTCGCTTGGATGCGCAACGCCGGGGCGCGCATGCGGCGCTGCACGCGCGGCGCCGCGTCGGGCTCACGGCGCACGAGGCAGACGCCGAACGCCAGGCCGACCAGGAAGCCAACGAGCAACGCGGCCAAGAGCGGGCTCACGGCTGCGCCTCGGGCAAGGTGCCGATGTAGCGCTGCAGCCCGATCACCTGCTCGCGGATGGCGTGGCAGGTGGTGTAGTTGTCGGCGACGGTTTCGGCGACGGCAGAGAGCGTAACGCCGGCGGCGGGCGCATCAAGATCTCCGGCGGCGGGTTCCGGGGCGACGTTGGCGGCAGCGGCGTCGTGGATGCGCACGAAGCCAGCAGGAATAGTGCAAGCGGCGTCAGCCTTCGCAGTGACATAGACCGGGATCTCCTTGGTGATGGTTTTGCCGGCGACGTAGACCGTCTGCACGCGATCGACGTACTCGGTCACGGTGATGACCGTGCCGCGCGCCGCGTCGCGTTCCTCGCGCGCGGTGTCGCGTTCACCGGTGATGGCACGCAGCTGCTGGCGCACCTGTTCGGTTTCCGCCTTCGCGGCGCCGATGCGGTTCTGCTGGAACGCCGCGCCGAAACCGATCGCGGCGAGCGCCAACAGGATGAGCAGTATGACGATCGAGCGCGCGGACATCAGCGGGCCCCCAGCACGGACAGCGCGTGACGCGTGCGCGCGATGCGCTCGCTCAGGCCTTCGGGCGTGCGCTTGGTCGTCGCCGAGCCCAAGTTGATCTTGCGGCTCACCATCAGCACGTCGCCCAGGTCGGCGATCGCGTTCAGGCCGTTGTCCTTCCAGTACGCCGCGGCGGCGAGCGCGCCGATGTCGACGTCGAGCAGCAGATCCGGCTGCTCTTCCAGCGGCGCCCCGATCATTTCGCCGGCGCGGCGGTAGTTGTTGCGGAACGTGGTCTGGATCGGGCCGCGGCCGCGATAGCGCCAGCCGTCGCCGCTGGTCACGTCGCCGTTGCCGTTGCGGTTCGCGTACACGAAGTTCGCCAGCGCCTCGGGCTGGCCGAGGTAGCGCTTGGCGTTCGCCAGCTCTTCGGGATCGATGCGGCGGTTCTTGTCCAGGTCGAACTTACGGAACACCGCAACCACGCGCGTCGGTGTGGTGTAGCGCAGGTTTTCCTCGGTGCGCGACAGGCTCAGGCTCTCGTGCCCGAGCTGGCCGAGGAAGTGCGCCACGCGCCGCGGCGTGGTGATGCCGAAGCGTTGCATGGCCGTGGTCAGGGCAGGGCGCCAGCGCTTCGCACGCGCCGCCGGGCAGCGCATGACCTGCGCCAGCTGATCGTCGTTGATCATCAGTCGACCCTCAGAATGCGCGCCACGTTGCCGCGTGCGCGGTAGGTGAGCACGGCGAGCACGGCCAGCACGCCGAGCTGCCAGGGGCTGGTGTACGCGGCCGCGCCGACCAGCACGATGTGGATCGCCTGGCCGCCGGTGCAGACGATCAGCAGCCAGGCGCACAGCCCGACGCCGATGCGGTGCGTGGTGTCGGGACCGCGACGGTAGGAGAGCAGGCGGACGCAGATCGCGACGCACGCGATCAGGGTCAGCATGGTGACGGCGCTATGCACTGGGCGGCCCTCCGCGACGCAGCCAGCTCAAGTCGAAGTTGCGGCTCTTCTCGATCAGCGCGAGCGTGACCGTGATGCCCACCGCGGACGCGCCGAACGCAGCGACGCCGGTGGAGAGCACGGGCAGGCTGCGCGCGATGTCGGGCGCGGCGAGATAGCCAGCGATGATGCTGATCAGCAGGTACACCAAGCGCTGCCAGATCGGCAGCGACTTGGCCGACACCACGAACAGCGTGGCGCCTGCAAACGCGCCGATGAGCGCATTGCCGTCGACACCAGGCAGCAGGGCAGCGAGGCCGACGCCGGCGGCGAGCGGTGCACCGGAAAGGGAAGTCGGTTCGGCCATTGCGTCAGTCCCAGAGCTGGACCAGCGGCCGTTCGGGGGCCGTGGCGGTGGTGGTGATTTCGGGAAG